TAGCCTCACACCCGGCCATAGATGAACCTATGGACGTAAAAAAACCACAACTTTCGGGCGCGGCATCCGCTTTGACAGTGTTACTAGCACTTGGAGCGGATTGTGCGCGTTATTTGGTACTGATGTCAATATTCGAGCTTGAAACATCAAGCCCATATCGAATTAAATCGCGTTCACCGAGGTTCCGGATTCTGCAACCGCATTCCTTCTCATCGCATGGCAGGTCGAAGTGCTGCCAGAATTGGTCATCGTATCGATAAACCATCAAATCGCTACTTTTGCGCGAACAATTTCCTCTTCCTGCACAAATGAACTGCCAATAAGGCGCACGCTCGACCTGATTCATGCATCGATCCATTCTACGCATGGCATAGGTCGTCATGTTCACTCTAAATACGAACTGCCTGATCGCTTCGCGGTAATCCGGCTGTTGATTCTGCCCAACCCAGCGCCAGCGTTCTGGCAGCAGGTATTTTTCAGCAACCGTCCGCCCCTCACGGTCATCGCCATGAAGAAAAGCTGTAAAAAGCTCCTCCATGAACGCATCGGAAACTGGATCATCCATCGATACTTCGCTCATTACTTGCTTGAATGCCATCTCGAAGATCGGACGATTTTTCTCCGCATCCACTGTTCCAATCATGACCGTCTCCTTTTTTTGGATTTGTCATATTATCAAAACAGACTGCCCTGACTCGTCACCGTCATGTCGGTGCGCTTCAGGATCATCTCGATCGCCCGATCTGAAAGCTTGTACTCCAGCGCCAGCGTGTTGACTGATACTCCATCAAGGTACTTTCTGACGATCTCCTGATCACGCAGGATTCGCAGTGCCTTATCGCACTTGGCGATGTACTCATAGCGCGCACCGCCCAAGCGGTCGATCAGACGCTGTAGCTGCGCCAGCCCAATCGTGTCGACCAACGGGCTGGACTCAGCATTGGCAGCAGCGGGAATGCGGATGGTCGTGCCACCATATGCGCGGATCAAAGCCAACGTATCGGCGTCACCGATCACATCGCGGATAGCGGATATAGTTGGCGGCAGAAGACGCTCATCGATATTGGTCGTGACTGCCTCAATCATGACCGGCCTTTCTGGCGCTTGGCCAGCGCCACCACGATGCCGCGCAGCTCCTGCGGGGTGCACCAGGCCAGTTTGTCGCGGCCATGCATTTGTTTGGCGATGCCTTCGGCATAGGCCCAGCTTAATTTCATATCGGCCAGCAGCGCGCCGATCTTGTCGATGAGTGGCCGTTTGATGCTGGTGACATCCGGCTTGCTGGGTGTCTTGAAGCCACGCGCCTTGAGGTGATCGAGCACAGCCTGGCGGCCAGCATGATCGAGATCCGCAGCCGACCGAACGCGCGCCACCGTCCACAGCATCGAGCGATAAGTGTCGTCATCGAGACCGAGCTGTTGCTTGGCGATGTGGATCTTCGCCAGTTCCGGGTTGCGGGTGTTTGTTCGTTTCGTTGTCATCGTTAAACCATCCTCCACAGCGCACCGAGTTAACGATGCGCTGCAGGCGATGAATTAAGCCACCGCATCCTTCAGCGCTTTGGATGCGCTGAACTTCGGCACACGACGCGCGGCGATCTCGATCTCTTCGCCGGTCTGCGGGTTGCGGCCGGTGCGGGCTGCGCGGTCAGCGACCGATAGCTTGCCGATACCAGGCAAGGCGACCTCATTGCCTTTTTTCAGCTCCGCTGTGGTCACGTCGGTCAGTGTCTTCAATACGGCAGTCACCACCGTTTTTGATACGCCGGCGTCATAGTGACGCATGGCCTGGTTGGATACCGCTTCAATCAGTTCTGCTTGATTCATGGTCTTTCCTTTCATTCGGTTAAGTAAGTTGGCGGCGCCTGTTGGAAAAGTTGGGAAAACAACATCGCCGCCTGCCGTGGTTATTTCGGACACTCACGGCTTGTCCATCGGTACACCTGTCAGTCTTCAGCCTTGCCGAAGACCCTTTTCTCGATCCGCCCCAGCACGATGTTCTGTGCTATTGAGCCGAACTTGATGCCTTTCTCCTGCAGATCTCGCATGTAGTTGATCTCCCACCTGGTGACCTTGTGTTCCGGGTTTTCGGAGACATGGTTCTGAATGCGCTTGATGCGTTGCTGCATGGTGAGCAGGATCTTGTAGGTCATGACATCCGGCCTACTTGGCCTCGAATTCCTTGCAATAGCAGTTCACGCGCGTGGCGAAATCGCCTTTCGCGCACTTAATGCTTTCGCTCTTGTGCTCCCGATGGGCGCAGCAACCGCACTTCTCGCCGGCAATATGGCCGGGCTTGAGCACCCCTTCAGATACCAGGCGCTTGCGCTCGCTGTTGTTGATCCAACCCATGCGAGCGCGTTTTTGCTCGGTAAAGGTGCCGTATTGGTCTGCCTTCATATAATCACCGTGTCCCCTTCATTGTTTTCATCGCTATTGACCCCGCGAGTCGTCATTCCTGCCTTTTCTCGCAACCATTCGATCCCAGCCTGAACGGCACTTTGCTCTGAATCGTGGTAACCAACAGGAGATAGCTTGATTATTTCTCCATCGACGATCACATATGCAGAATAGGCAGGCTCAAGCTTCTCTGGATCGATATCCAGCTTGGCCAACACGCCATGAGATAAAAGATAATCAGCGCGCTGCTGCAGCGTCATATCGCTATAAGGGATGCTGCTCATGCCGCATCCAGCTCCTGCTCGAACGGCTCGATCACAAAGTCCTCAACGCCGCTGACAATGGTGATGCCGGCCACGCCGTTGACGACTTTCGGTTCGTTGAGGATGGCTTCCTTGTTGACTTCCTCCTTGGTGCGGACGAACATGCCGAGGCCCAAGCGTTTGAGGGTATCGATCACAGCATCGGCACCGGTGATGCGCACCGATGGCGGGCGCTGGCGCCAGAGCACGTTGCCGGTGACCAGGTTGGCAAACTTGACTTTGCCGCCACTGGTCAGCTCGTCGCGGTGCGCTTCGCAGTAAGCCTGCACGCCTTTTTGCAGCTGCTCGATCTGCTCTTGCAGCGGGCTGAGTTTGCTCTTATATTCATCGGTGATCTCGGCGATGAGGTCGTTCATCTTTGCCTGGTCGCGCAGCAGCGCACGCTGCAGATCGCCGATCTGGCGGATCATGCTTGCGGCTTCTTCCTTGCTCTGCGCGACGACGACTTGCGCCACGGATTTCAGTTTTTTGGGTTTTGGCATTGTGGATTCCTTTCGTTAGGTTTTCAGGTGTCAGGTTTTAAGATGTAATTGGCCGACCAAGTCGGCCAGCGGGATTTTCGAGAGCTTGCTGGCCAGCTTGAGACTGTGCAGCGCGCGCTCCTTGAGGAAGTCGATGGTGGACTCCAGCTCTTCGGTGGATCTCGCCACGTAGTAGCCGGTGGCCGGGTGGCCGCAGATGGCGATGCCATTCTCACGGCACTCTGTCACCAGGTGGCGCACGCGGCGCTCGGGGATGTGCAGCATGTAGCTGATCTCCGAAGCGCTGACGCCTTTATCAGCGCCGCAGTGCTGGCTCATGATGGCCATCAGGTCGTGTTTGGTGGTTCGCATATCAGCCTCCCATCCTGTGTGTTAAAACGCGGTAGCCTTGGTGCTCTTGCACTTTGAGCATGCATTGCTCGATCTCCGGCGGGCGCTTGGTAATGCCCAGCGCACTGGCACGCTGGTGCACAGAGCTGATCGAGCAGGTCCAGTTCAGCTTTGCCATCAGTTCGCTAGTGCGCATGACGGGGTACAGTTCACGCAGCTGCTTGTCGCGGGTCGGGTTCCAGAAGCCTTGCCGCTGAAGACCAATCTTGCGACGCAGGCCGAGCCGGTTAGCCCTGCCCGTGATCGCCTTGACGTCGATATCCCAACCCGCACTGCGCTTGATGTCTTCTACCGGTGTGGTCTCGTATTGCGCACGCAGGATCGCATCCATCTCGGGTGTCCAGACTCGGCGGCTCATGGGTTAGTCTCCAAACCATCACAGCTGTCATTGATCGGGCAGGCCATCGCAGTCAGTTCACTT